CGCGGTTACAGGTGCTACTGGTAGCGTAACGATAACAGCTGGAGCGGTTGTAACTGTAGATGGTAGCAATGTAACAGCAAGTATCGGTGATGCTACAATTACTGCAGCAGCTACTGTTGCATTAACCGGTAATTCAGTTACTGTCTCTGCAGGCACAGGTAACTATAAAGCTGGTTCTATTAATAATAGTGGAACCAATACTATTACACCAAGCTCTGGAACGGTCACTATTACTGCTGATTGTGTAGTTGTACCTACAGGTAGTTCTCTAACNATAACAACAACTAGCGCNGGTGTTGTCACTTGGAACGACATAGATGTTAACGCAAGTCAAACATGGACAAACGTAGCAGCATAGGATATAAATAATTATGGCATCATCATTTTCTACATCACTAAAACTTGAAAAAATGACCACCGGTGAAAAGGCCGGTTTATGGGGCACAGTAACTAATACTAATCTAGATATTATAGAACAAGCTGTAGGCGGTTATGTTGAGTTAAGTTTAGCTTCAGGTAATCAAACACCAGCAATTAGTGATGGTGCGGCATCTGATGGTCGTAATAAAGTTATTAAACTTACTGGCACACTATCAGCAAACAGAAGTTTGATATTTCCAGACTCTTGTGAAAAAACATATCTTGTAGTTGATGGCACTACTAGAAGCACTAGTCATTATACTATAACAATTAAAACAAGTTCAGGTACAGGAGTAACTATGCCGGTCGGATCTACCATGCTTGTAATTGTTGATGGCACGAATGTCATAACAGGTATTACACAAAAAGGTTATGTAACTACAACTAATGCTTATACTGCTATAAACGGCGATCAAATTATTGTTGACACAAGTTCTGCAGCGGTGACAATCACCTTACCTGCAAGTCCAGCCGTTGGTAATGAAGTGCATTTTTTAGATGGCAAACTTAGTTTTAATTCTAACAATTTAACTATTGGTAGAAACAGCCAACCTATTCAAGGCAGTGCTAATGATTTAGTTGTTAATACAAATGGACAAAGTTTTACACTAGTGTATGCAAATTCTACAAAGGGTTGGGTTAAGAAACACTTTGTCGGAACGTAAGGGGTTTATATGGCTCTTATTAACTTTGATATTATACCAGGTATAGATAAACAAAATACAACCAAGGGTGCAGAAAATCGTTGGATTGATAGTGACAATGTGCGTTTTAGATATGGCTTACCAGAAAAAGTTGGTGGTTGGGCATCACTTGTAAACGAAAGTATTGTTGGTGTAGTTAGAAACCAACACTCTTTTGTTGATACTACCGGTAACAGATACATCGCACTCGGCACTGATAAGTTTTTACTTTTATATTTTGAAGGTCAATTATTTGACATATCACCATTTGATGCTAGCGCAGATCAATCAAGTTGCACACTAGCAACTACTGATGATTCAACTGTTGTTACTATAACAACAGGAGCGGCACATGGTTTGGAAGTAGAAGACATAATACTTCTTGATTCAGTAACCTTGCCTAGTGGAACGGGGCTTAGCGCGGCAAACTTTGAGGACAAGGTATTTATGGTTAATACAGTACCTAGCCCTAAAACATTTACCATAACTTCAAGTGCGGCTGCAACGGCAACAGTGTCAACAGGTGGCTCAACAACACTAGAAGTGTATACAAAAATTGGACCACAAAAACAAACATACGGATACGGTTGGGGTGTAGGACCTTACGGTGGAAATGTTGTAGGTGCAGTATCTTCTACAATAAATGAAGGTGCAGAATTTGCAAATAATGATACTACACTAACCCTAGCCAGCGGTTCTGCTTTTGCTAGCTCTGGCACAATACAAATAGGTAGTGAGTTAATAACATACAGTGGTAAGTCTACTAATAATTTAACAGGACTAACAAGAGGTACTAATGGCACTACTGCTGCAGCTCACGCAGATGGTGCAACCGTTACTAATGCTGGTGACTTTAGTGGTTGGGGTGTAGCCATACCTGCAAATCAAACAACATTAGAACCAGGACTTTGGTCATTAAATAATTTTGGTGAAGTGTTAGTAGCAACGATTGCAAACGGTGAAACTTTTACTTGGAACGCTGGTGCAACTACACCAACTACAGTAAGAGCATCAAAAGCAACAACTAATTTTTTAACAAGTAATAATCCAACAGCATCAAGACTAACTCTTATCTCACCTACTACTAGGCACTTAATACACCTTGGCACTGAGACAACTATAGGCACAACATCTACGCAAGATGATATGTTTATACGTTTTTCAGCATCAGAAGATATAAACACTTATATACCAACTTCTACCAATACTGCAGGTACCTTACGATTGCAAGACGGTACAAAAATAATGGGCGCACTACAAAGAAAAGAAGACATACTAGTTTGGACAGACAATGCTTTGTATACAGTTAGAAACGTGGGTCAACCGTTTGTGTTTGGTGTAGAACAGGTTGGGACCAACTGTGGTTTAATTGGTAAGAACGCAGCCACAGTAGTAGATGGTATCGCCTATTGGATGACTTCAAAAGGGTTTTTATATTATGATGGTACCGTTAAAACATTACCTTGTGCAGTAGAAGACGAAGTATTCGATAATTTAGATACAACAAAAGGTCAACAAGTTGCAGCAGGTCTTAATAGTTTGTTTACAGAAATAACTTGGTGGTATCCGGCAAACACAGATTTTAATAGTAGAGCGGTATCTTATAATTATGCAGAATCAAATGAAGTTGCGGGCGGTATTTGGGCAATGCATACAGAATCAAGAACCTCGTGGATGGATAGTAAGGTATATGAAAAACCATATGCTACAAAATTTGATACAACCGGTACAGGCACTTTTCCGGTAATACTTGGTGAAAGCGGTCTTGGACAAACAAAATATTTTCAACACGAAGTAGGCACAGATCAAACAAACGAAGATGGTTCTGTTACTACAGTTACTTCCAATCTACAATCATATGATTTTGATTTACAGGGTCAAGAAGGTACCGCTAGTAAATTTGTTTCTGTTGGTAGATTTATACCTGATTTTAAAACATTGGATGGTAATGCAGCAGTGACCTTATCAGTAAAAGATTTTCCGTCTTCTACAGAAACGTCATCTACACACAGTCCTTTTACCATAACATCTAGTACAACAAAAATAGATACAAGAGCAAGAGGTCGTTTTGTAAACGTAAAGATAGCGAATACAGCAGTAAACGAAACTTGGCGATATGGCACATTAGCCCTTGATGTAAAACCAGACGGAGGTAGATAATGTCAAAGATTATAGTTGATATACCAGAACCAAAAGATAAGTATGATACCAGTACGCAAAGACAAATTAACAGAAGCATCGCAACTGTAATACAACAATTGAACACTACTTATCAACAAAGTGTAAAGGACGACCAACAACAACAAACATGGTTTTTAGGATAAATGGCAAATAGATATAAAAATTCAAAGGTAGATTTAACTACCACAAACTTAACCACACTATATACAGTGCCTGCAGAAACAGTATCTGTAGTCAAGTCTTTTATAGTATCAAATGATGATGCGAGCAACGCGTGCGAGATTACAGTGACATTGGTTAATTCTGGTGGTACAATATTCAGCTTGTTTAAACAAAAAGACATAGCTGCTAAAACAACAACTGAGCTATTGACACAACCCTTAGTTTGTGACGAAAGTGAAGTTATAAAAGTACAGGCAGAGAATGCTAACGACTTACACGTCGTTCTGTCGTATTTGGAAATAACAAGAGACTAGGAGGAAATATGTCATTTGAAGAACCAGGATCAGTAGCATGGCTATACGAAGGCGATAAGAAAATAGCTCAAATAAAAGTCGACACTACTGTAGTATTAAAAAACACAAAAACAAATCAAGAGTACGACTCGGATGCAGAGGGTGACGCTGACGTTGATAGCCCTGATACAGAGACAAAACGAGAAGATATATCTAGAAGTGTCTATATAAAGGTAGCTAAAATGCCTGATATAGGTTCAGAATCATAGTTGCAATTTATGAGAAAAAACAGTAAATTAAACAGAAGCTACATTTCAAGTTTAAGCGCCTTGCATATTCACAATAAATTAATAGGAAACATCTAATGGGTTTTGGAAGCAAATTAAGAAGATTAAGGGACAGGTTTATACCAGACGAGATAACCAATCCAATAAGTGACGCTATTGATTTTATTGATGACGATATACTAGATCCTGCTGGTGAGTTTTTAGAAGAAGAAATATTAGATCCAGCTGGTGAGTTTTTAGGTGAAGAGATAGCACAACCTTTAAGAAGACAAATATCTAAAGCAACGCCAAGAGAATTAAGCTTTCTTGGTAATATGGCTGGTGCCGCCGGTGGTGGTAAAATAGGTGCTTTAATAGCTGGTATAATGACAGGTAATCCATATTTAATTGCTTTGGGTGCAGGGCTTGGAGCCACTGCAGGTGATGTTGCTGGAGATTATTTAACGACAGATGAAAACGAAGAGTTTGATCCTAATGTTCTTTCCGCTGCTTTATCTGGTATAACAGCAGGTATAGGTGCCTTACCAGGTAAAGCACCGGTTCCGGGCACTGATGCTCTTACAGGGCAAACAGTTGATCCAAATGCAGTTGGTGCTAAAAGAATGTTGCAATCTGGTGCACCAGGAACAACACCTACGTATGCTTATGAAGGCATAACTGACGCTGCTGGATTAGCAGAGGCAGGTATAACTGCGGAACAAGCTGCTGCTTATGCAGACGCATTAAACAATGAGCTTTTAACTGCAGGTATTAAAGGTGCTGGTGAAGGTTTAACATTTACTGAAGGTTTAAAGAATTTTGGAGATGCTGCTATAACTGGCGCGCAATCTTACACGGATCCTTTTGAAATATATGGAGAAGAAGCAGGAACAATTGGTGATATTATAAGAACCAGTAGTGGTAGAGGTGGTTTTGATGTAGCAAAAGACCTTGGTTCGGCTGCGTTAAGAGCCACCGCCTTACCTGGTGGTGAAGCAGTAGCTCAAATGGGTATGGATTATTATGAAGCTATGGAAAAAGCAGAGGAAGATTACAGAGAATATTTAAGACAAAGAGGTTTAAGAGCTGATCAGATACAAAGTCAAAACAGAACACTAAGACGTCAA